ATCGGATAAACTGTTTTATCTAAAAACTCCTGTGGTATAGTTATGGTTAAAATCCCATTTTCTATATTTAATTCTTCCCAGTCCCATTTTCCTTCTGCGTCTGTTATTTTCGGTCTGAAGATATGCCCAAACTTGCCTACCCTATAAAGTTTTCCGCCAACATAGTTTATTTTGTTCTCCGAAGCATAAACCGCATAAGAACCAACTACATTTTCAGGTCTAAATGAACCTTTGTCTTTTTCTTCTTTAGTGAGTTCTGGCTGGTAAAAGAAGTCTAACCCCTTAGTATTAAGCGTAAATTCAAGTTTATTTGAAGCTGGTTTCTCTTTTAGGATTATTTCTAGCTCTCTCGCTCCTTCGGGGTGTTCCTTGGAAATTCCCAAATCATAGAAATGTGCCTCAATCTTTTTTCCTGCCCAAATTATCTTTTCACCTTCAACAGTTATTTTAGGATTAGTTTCATTGTGGAGAAGTCTGATTGAACAGTTAACCTCATTTGACCATCTTTGAATTTTTACTTGAGGATAAAAGGTATCAGGTTGTTTGGAATCGCCAATCTCGACCTCAAGCCTGTCGGCAGGGGCATCTTTTACTGTCTTGGTAAAGGCATTGTTTTGGAAACTATAACCTTTCATTATTCTTTCCAATAATCAGCGGTGAAATAAACTGTTCCAGCGCCACCTAATTTGTAGCAAATTTCTGAATTAGTTCCACTTTTTATTGGATAAGTGAAGTTTCTAGCAATACCGCCGCCTTCAGGAAATTGACCTCTTGCTAATGCGCTACCACCAGTAATTGCCGTTCCAAAACCCAAATAACAATCCACTGTTCCTGAATGAACAACCATTGATAACCCAGAAATTACATGAGTCGTACCTGCTCCAGAAGCGGCTGAAAGAGTCCCAAAAGCTGCTGCGCCTGCCGTTCCTAAAGCACCAACAGTCAAAACATCAGTCGCAGGAAGTGGGTCAACCTGGACTGTTCCACCCACTAGATTAGCAACAGAAGTAATAGTTCCTGCCGTCAGGACATCAACTGTTCCCCCAGGTAAATCTGGAAGTGTCTTGACCCCAACCGTTCCATCAGCCAGTATCCCAATTGTGCCTCCAGCTAAATTGGTCACTGAAGAAACAACTGCTAAAGTTCCAGTCGTGATATTAGAAACATCGGTTACGTCGGTTACTGTCGTCACGGCGGTAACTAAATCCACTGTGCCTCCTGGTAGGTCTGGCAATGCCTCAACGCTAGTCACCGTTCCTTTAACTAGGTTTGAAACACTAGAAACAGTAGTCACAGTAGTTACTAGGTCTACTGTACCACCTGGGAGGTCTGGTAAGGCAGTTACCGTGGCATCACTTATGGTTCCATCGTTTAATACTCCTACGGTTCCTAGAGTTGCTAGAGTACCAGAAACCAAATTTCCTATCTCATTAACCGTCCCAAGTACAGCTGTTGTCTCGAACTCTTCTACCGACATCCTTAAATTGCCACTTGTGGTTGATTGGACTGGAACAAAGTCACCTGCTGCTGGACCACCACCACCAACCTGAGCAATAATCGCTGATTTCACTATCTGGGCTGATCTATCGTTGCTTACATCGTCAACCAACCTGTGAATGGAGGTCAGTTGATTTTGTCGATGAAGAATCGTCTGAACCCTAAAAACACCTTGGCTACCAGCCCCGTTAATGTACTGGACTCGATAATATCTGGCCGTTACAGGAAATTGAAATCTCCTTGTAGCCATTTCAGAAGTATCAACCGTCCAATCGTAAGAATCATCCCAATTAGTGTTATCGGTTGAAAACTGGAACTTCATCCCATCGGTAGCGGAATCAGCATCAGCATATACTGTTGTAGTAACAGCAGAGTAACCAAGCAAGTCATCACCAATTCCCAAATAAGTACCAGCGGCATCTAGTGTGTCTGTCGAGCTGTTATTCGTGCTTAAAAGGTCATCATTGGTAATAGAAACTGTTCCATCTGAAGGCAAAGAAGTTATAGTTACATCGCCAAGAGTTCCAGCCGCTACTAAGGAAACCTCATCAACTGTTCCCCCAGGGAGGTCAACGAGGGCGGTTACGGCAACACTTCCATCATTAAGAACCCCCACTGTTCCTAGGGTGTTTTGTGTTCCTGCGGCAATTGTTGATAGCAAGTCAATCGTTCCCCCGCTTAAATCCCCCATAGTAGTCTCAACAGTTCCCGCTGTGACAACAATAGAGCCTGTAGTTAAGACGTCTATTGTTCCACCTGAGATGTCTCCCATTGTGGTTTCAACTGTACCACCAGCAATGTTGGTGATTTCATTAACGGTGGTAACCTCTTTTATTGTCCCGCTTTTGACTAAATCTACGGTTCCTATTGAAGCCACTACCTCACCAGTAATAATATTAACTCCCAAATTACCAGCAGCATCAGAAACAACTCTAACTATCTCTGCTGTTCCAGCAGTTCCTGTATGGGCAATCATCGCAGGAAACTGGTTTCTATCTTGAATAGCCTCTTGATGTGCCATTTTATCCTCGCTTCAAATAACCCTTTCTTTTAAGCAGTTTTCCTTTTTTGAAATCTCTTGTCCTAGCACTCTCTTTTCCTTTAATCATTGTTTTAAACTTTCCTTTAACCGATAACGGTCGCCCTGGCTTTTTGGGTTCTCCAACCGTTCTGTCCATTTTATCCTTTACCCTAATATAGACAATTTTCTTTCCCGATGCCCCCATTGTGTCCAAAATAATCCCCTCTAGCCCTTTCGCCGCCAGCATATTAGAGAGTTCTTTTTCAAACTCGTAAAGCTTCGCCCAAACTTTGGTTGGGTCAAACATAAAAGCGTATTCTGCGTATGCTAATTTCATCGTTTTGCTAAAGCTCTTTTAACTGTTCCACTTGAATAACTACCTTTTTTCCTTCTGCTTTTAGCGTGCCACTTCTTGCTACCTGCCACGCCTTTCTGAATACTGCTATAAAAGACTTCTTCGGCTCGTTTGCCATACTGCTTCCGCATTCCTGCTAAAACTTTTTTACCCTGCGGAGTTAAAGGCATATTAATTCACCCCTTTCAAAAATTGTAATTCTGGTTCTCGACTATTTAATAATTTCATACATTGATAAATTTCCTCTCTTTGAGCAGAAACCAATATGGGAACTTTATAAAATCTATTATGTCCATTGTCTTTCGTTGTCCGAAATTCAAGTGCTGCTTCTGCCCTCAATTTTTTATCTATTAAGTATGGAAAAACCATCTTTAAAAATTTTTCTGCTTGTTTAGCATGAGTTGTCCAAGAATAACAAATATTACTTCTACTTTTGCTACTAACATAAACACCCCCAAAGCCCAAAACATCTTTCACATAATCCAAAAGCTTCTTATTAGTATTAGCAATTCTAATCATCATGCGGTAATCTGTTCTCTTATTCCATCGTTTGCCAGACATTTTGCTAATATTAATGCTTCCTTCACCATCAAATAGTCCTGCAATATAAGCAATTTCTTCTTTCGTTGGCATATTACTCACCCTCTTTCTGAATCATTTTTACTTCCCTCTTGGTTTTCCTGCCCTCTTTGCCAGTTTCCACTGTCGTGGTTGATTGAAGTTCCCCACCGCCACCCCGTTTTTCTTCTTCCTTTGGTTTGGCCAAACCCGTGTCCCTAATTACCTCGGCCAAAGCCAGTTTCATCTGGTTTATCTGCTGTTCGGTCATTTGCATCTTCTCTGCGATATCTTCCATTCCTTCCATAAATTCAGCCGTTGCCCCAAATTCATAGGTTTCAAGCAATCGCTGAAGAACAACCTTGGTTGCCTCTGGTGTCAAGTAGCCTTCCCTGGCCAAGTCTCTCATGTATTCAGCCAGTTTAAACATTGATTCCCGCTTGCCTTCAATTGTCAACCCCAAACCAGTCTGCATTTCAATCTTTACCTTGAAATCTTTTTTAAGTGGGACAATCCCCTCCCCTACTTCAATCCCCAATTCTTGCCGTCCCTCCAAACCCCGCTGGCCGATAACATCAAAAAAGACTGGTTCGCCTTGTTCCATGTAAGATACTTCTTGGGGGCGGAGATAATAACTGTCAGCTATTTCCAACATCTTTTTGGTAATTCCCTTCATCGCTTTTTTCATTTGCTTCAAGGCGATAGTTTGGCTAGAATACTCGCTTTGCTTTAGAGATTCAATAGCGGCGTGGGCTTTGACCCCCGTAGGAATTTTACCCAAAGTGCTTGTCGTCACTCCCTGCTCCTCCATGACGCTGTTTAAGAAAGAGATAAAGGAAAAAACGTGCTGGGGAACTCTGGCCATCCTCCCTTGGGTTGGCGGAACTGCGTCGTATTCAATCACTTGACCACCTGCCAGGTTACTCATTTTCCATTGCTCGCCTTTCCTTTTTGTCCAGGTTCCGACCGTCATCGTGTGGATGTATCTTTCCAATCTGCTGATAACGGAGTCCAAAGATTTATTCGCTGATTTGAACCTTTCAATCAAAGGCACTTGGTAAATCGGCCCCGGTTCAAATCTCAAATCAACAAAAGGATATTCTGGCAAGTCAGTGTAAACATCCCGAAGCCAAACATTGCCAGCTACAAAAACCTGCCGAATTACTTGATCGCCTTCTTTTTTGCCTTTCAATATCTTTTCCCCGTCCTTTTGTTTTTTAATCCGAGCCATGTTATCCCTGTTAAGATATTCTTTGATGTAGGCTTCTTTCTGAATTAAAGTGGCGGCTGAATCTTGTCGGGTTTCTTTGCCAAACCGAGAACTCATGTAGGCTTCTTTGATTTCACTGGAAGCATATTTGTTATCAGGGTTTACTTTCCGCAACTGGTCTTCATCAAAATTCTCGTTGGCTTTTATCTGGCTGATTAACTTCGGCACTGCCTTGATAATGAACGGAGAATCGTAAATACTGGTCAAAGAACCAATAAGATAAATGTCAAAAGCGTCGTAAACCTGGCTCTTAATTTTTTCCTCAACAACATCAGGCCAAACCTGGAGATAACTAACACCGTGCTTGGCAGTCAAAATTCCCATGAAAGGGGCTTTCCAGTCTTGTATCTCGTGGTCATCCCAACTGTCCAATATCCAGTAGCCAACCTTTTTAGCCTTGTCTTTAGCCGTTTTCCTAGCCATCTCGTAAGCCCTTTCATCACCGCCATAATTGGCCTTGTCTACCCTGTCTGGAAAAATGACGGGTATAAAATCAGACTGGGTAATTAAATTAACCACACCCCTGATTTGTTTGGAGGCTTTGGGGATAACTCTTAAGGGAGTGTAAATGCTTGCCCTTGCGCTTAAATCAACAATCTTGCCCGTGCTTCTTGAAAGAAACCTGAAGTGATAACCGTCATCAAAGAAGTTGTTGTCATACCAGCGCTTCTCATGACTTTGACGCTGGTTCTTAGACATCGTCATCATGTTATCAACCACCTCGCCCATGCTCTTAGTCTCAGTTTTTGAGGTTGAAAACTTCTCTAGTCTGTCTATTTTTTCAGCCATTAGCTTGTTTCCTTTTCAATTACTTTTTTAAACTCTTTACTGTCTACTTCCATTTTATCAATCGGCATTAAATCTGGTGGAATCTCTGGTTCTTCTTTCGCAGGTTTTAACTTATCCACATAATCAAGGTCTTGAAGTTCTTGGGCGTTTTTGGCAATCAAGGCGTTGATAAACTTTTCCCTCTCTTTACGATTAGAATACTTCTCCCAAGCTAAGAGGGCTGATAAAATAATAATGACCGCAATCTCAATCATATTTACCTAACCATTCCTTTCATCCTAAAATATTTCTCAAAATTATTCGGCATCTTGTATTCCGTGTAATCATAAAAAATCGTGTCTGGAAAGTCAAAGTGCTTGTGATGAACACTAAGCACCTTAACCTTAATCGGCACGACTGGGTGCTTTTTCATTGGTTCTGGCACGTAATCAAAGGAAATTAAGTTTTCCCCAATTTCCCAATCAGCCCGACTGCGAGCCAAAGAACTGCCTTTCAAAATCATTGCCAATGTCTTTCTTGTATCTTGGGTCAGGTGTTTTTTCAAAATACCGACAGTAATGGCTGGCAGCTGGCGCAACTCTTCCTTGTCCCGCATCTGCCTTGCCATTTCTCCTAAACAAAAGAATGGGATTTGGGCGGCCTCGAAAACCTCTTTGGTATAATAAAGAGCCGCCTTCAATTCTCCTGACTTGCCGTCAAACTTAGGCTGCCATCCATTCTTTCCAGTCTTTTTCTGGAATTTCATCTTCGCTTGTCCTTTCATAATCCTCCTTTTTTTTTCTAAGCGATTGTTGTATTCTTGTTAACTTTACTTTTTTTTCTATTACTGGTTTCATTGGCCGAGACATGAAAAAATATCTGTCCCTGTCGTAGCAATGGTCTTCAGCATCAGTGTCCACATCCTCTTCTTTTCTCAAATCGTACGGCAAGGATGGAATCGTCCTTATCGTATCCCGACACTTTGAAAAAACCTGATACCAGGGCTTGCCATCAGGAGCTGTCGTTAACATCTCCCTGTATCTGCCCAAACCGTTTGTCCTGTCGTTATCCCCCTTAATCATTCTTAAACCAACCACTATCATTGTTTCGGCAATGCTCTCCCCTTCCCCTTCAATCGCCTTTGACCCCCTGCCGCTAATCGTTCTGTTCCACAAAGAAGGGTCGGCAACGCAATATTGGTACTCCTCCTTGTTCTTTTCAGTAACTTTAATAATTACCCTGGCCAACCTGCTTGGTGTCAGGGGGGCCCCGAATGCTTTGTGAAACTCATCACCAGTCATGTACAATTCCCTGTAAAGAAAAACCCTGCCATCGTAATTCTGAGTGTACCAACCAACAGCAGAGGGGGCGTTAACCCCGTAATCCAAACCAATCCACCTAGCCCAATCGCTAGGAATCTCAAAGGGTTTAACCACGTGTTTGATATCACTCCACTCCGTAAACACTTGCCCAGCCACTACATCCCAAGAACCCTCAAACCACATTTTCCTCAAATGTTCTGGCAATCCAGTCCTCAAATACTCAACGTATTCAGGATTGGCTTCACATAGGGTAGGGTTATCAGTAATTCTAGCCCGAATAAAAACACGGGTGGAACCAGACTTTGGGTCAATATAGGTTTCACCATCAGGAGCTACATCCACAAATCTCTTTTTCACCCAAGCGTGGCCAATGTCCCCTGGGTTAGTAGTTACAAATACTTGAGTAGAAATCCCAGGAACCGTAGACCGACAAGAAGAAAGCAACTTTAAGTACAACTCCTCCTTTGGAATTTGGTTCAATTCCTCAATTACAACCCTCTGGTATTCGTGGCCAATATATTGGCCGTAAGCGTTTTCATCTTTTAAGTGGCCAGTCCTGATGATGGCTCCAGAAGGAAAAGTAATTTCTACTGGTCTGTAAGCAAAAGCCGCCCCAGTCCCCTGGTACATATCTCTTGCCCTAATTACCCAGTCTGATAAGTCCTTAGCGTTTTTTCTGATAACCAAAGCCCTGTATTTAGGATTATCAATGTGCCTTAGCAACCAAGCCATCCCCGCATCAGTCTTCCCTCCACCCCTGGCTCCTCCATACAATATCTCAAACTCCGTTCTTCTTAAAGCTTCTGTCTGGGGCCCTGGGTGTGGTTGCCATAATATTTTTTCATCCATTTTTTAAAAAAGCATTCTTTTCAAGCATCCTTTTTGTGGGTGTCTTTTATATGAAAATATAATCATGGAACAACATTTCTACACCCTTATGACTTTCTGTTTTTTCATTTTCCCTATGGCACTTTCTGTCTTTTCGTGCCTATCGTGTCGCACAATATACAATTTGTGACTATCATTCGTGCTCATCTGCCTTATCTTCAACACTATCGGTCTTATCTTCTACCTTTTTGTTCAATAATGGCAAGACAACAACACCGACTGGCTTGTCTATATCCCCTGTAACTTGGACAGCCTGTCTGTCACCAACGAACTTAGCTATTAGCTTGTATGCTGAAGTAGTCCTTATCTGCTCTTTGGTCTTTCCTGCCTCTAGACTGGCTCTAATAGACTCATAGGCTAAACCTAGATACTTCTGTAACTCGTGTTTAACCTCGTATTCTGTCTTTATGCTCTTGCGACCCGAGCCTGCCCTTTTGCCACCGTGACCGTGTGCCATGATATTAATTTAAACCTTTCAAGTTTTTAGCCATAACAATAACTATCCCTTTAGTTTATTACGCCTTCGGCGTTTGTACCTACGTCCAAAGCTTAAAGAGACCTATCCTATCCTCTCTTTCCCTTCTCCAATCTATTTGCCCGATGTGTCCCTAATCTGCCCCTAGAGTCTTGTCTAGGTCAAAGGCATCATCTCGGTATAAATGAGTTGTCAAAGTATAAAGAGCCTAGTTGTGCTACTGTTACTTGGGTCGCCTTAAAGGCCGTAGCCAGGGACTAGTCCCCATCCTCCTCACCAAGCATTGCTTGGATTTTGTCTAATAATTTATCAGTTTGCTTTATCACTTTTTTACTCTTACGGAAACGGCGTTGATACATCAAAGCCATCTCTACAAGCAAAGCCTCGTTCATTGTCAATTTAAGTTTCATTATTAGCTGGGGGCTGGAGACAAACTCCAGGTTAATCTCCAACCCTCAACCAAAAAGTGGTGAGCGAAGTCGAACCGCAACAAAAAAAGCACGATTTCCGTGCCTTCTAGTTTGCTACGATTGCCAGTTCTTTTTGTCTGGTGTTCATATCTTACTCTATTGTAACACCGTTGTCAACTACCTTCTTAATCTTTCTTAAACACTCAGCCAGAGAAGAGCCTGTTACCTTCTTAATCACTTTCTCCTTTGGAAGGCGGATTTCCTTTTCCATTCCAAGCTCTCGTGTTTTTAAGATTACCTCAGTTGGCCAAAGCATGGAGGTTGTTACCTCCAGAATGTAGCCTTTTGCTCCCCAATTGCGATAATGGGCTTGATTCCGCCACTTGAGGAGGTTCTTTTTAGTAATGTAATCAATCGTTTCCTCAATTGTCATCTTTGTCAATTGCTCTATCATCAACCAATCCGCAGGCAGCACAAGTCTTGAGCTTTGCTTCACCAATGTCCACCATCACCCAGATGTGGTTGCCACTGACTGTTTTTTTACAAGGCAATATCTTTTTCATATTCTCACCGCCTATACTGTCCCCATCACTGTCCCTATGCTTGAGAACCTGGAAACACCCAAAAGCCACTGATAGGGGTTTATCTTTTTTCTCTTTTTAATGTAAGTTAGCTCTCCACACTTACCACAAACAACAGCAAAATCACTGCCAATTATCGTTGTCATCCCTTTGTGAAAGCGCATCACTAACAGATGGCCTAACTGGTTGACTTCGCCTAATACCTCTATTCTACCTTGCCTTCTACAATTAGGACAAATGATTAAGTTTGTTTTTTTCATAATGGTCTCTTGCTTTTTTAAGTCCTTCTGGTGTGCCGATATCAACCCAGTAACATTCAAACTCAACTTTTAGGATTTTCCCTTGCCATTTACGGCCTACCCTTGTTCCAGTATAAACTCCATCATCAACTGACAAAATCTCCGCTTCTTCGTTAGAAGAAAGCACTATCATTTTTCCAATATCCACATCTGTCAGGGTATCGCCATTCATTACAATGTAGCTTTCCCCCAGCCAGTTTTGTAACTCTCTTTCCGTTCTTTCTTCCCCCAACAACTTCGGCTCATAGAAATAGAGCAACCTTGTTCCAAAGTGCTGATATATCTTTTCTGGTAGGTGATGTAAGTTTACTATAATCTCAGTAATGCCAAAGCTGTTTAAATGGTCAACCAAATGCTCAAGCACGGGCTTACCTCCTACCTTTATCATACATTTAGGCGTATCTTTAGTGAGTGGCAGTAGGCGAGTCCCCAAGCCCGCCGCTAATATGAGTGCTTTCATTGATAGTCCTCTCTTACTTCTAGGCCGTTCCAACAAATACTGAAATCAATCTCTTTAAGGGCAAGTGCTTTTAAAACAGCTTCTCTTTGGCGTGGTGCTACCACAAACAACATGTGGCCTTCTTGCCCCGCCCCCAACACCTTGCCACCAATCGCCCCAGCTTCCATTGCCTCTTGGTAAAACTTGTCTATTCTTGGGCTGGTTGCTTTTGGGTTGGATTGCTTTTTCCATTCCCACGATTCATCCAACATTTCGCCTACCTTCTGGTAATCACCGCTTCTAAGATGTTCTCGGCTTTCCCAGGCTAAAGCCCGTAACTTTTTAAGAGCCTTGATTGTTTTTTTACCCTTCATTCTTTTCCTGAGGACAGCCTGAATTTCAGCTGAGTGTCTTGTAGCCCCTGTGTAAACAAGCAGACACCAAGGTAAAAATTTCTCCACTGCTCCTCTTTCAATCGGGTCATTGTAAACTTTTTCGTTGAAAGCAAAGAAGTTAACCCCGCCAAAAGCAGAAGCGTATTGGTCTTGCTTTCCTGATACCCAGCCTAGATTTATTTCCATTTGCCAAGCCTTTTCAGCAACCTCTTGTCTTGACTGCTTAATACCCAACCACCTGTTAAAAGCCCCAATCATAGAAACTGCGGCTGAGGCTGAAGAACCCAAACCAGCTGACTGGATGCCGTCAAACTCATCAGCAAACCTGAAGCCGTTTGGCAAATCGTAGGAACGGATAATCTCATAGATAAGACCGAATTTTTTATCGACCCCCCGCTTGGGTAAATCATTAATACTGCCTTCTCTGATTTCACCCATAGCACTGATTAAATACCACAAGTGGCCAGGAATGGGGCTTGGTTCTAAAACGCATTTGTGGCGTAGGTTGATAGCCATGTTTAAAACCTTGCCACCGTATTCTTCACAGAATGGGGACAAATCTGTCCCACCTCCAAAGAGGGAAATTCGGGATGGTGCGTGGGCAATTATCTTCATTAGGTAAGCAACTTAGAAATTGATAACCAATTATTATCAAACCTTATTGCTCGGTCATCAATGATAAGCTGGGTGTTATCTTTTTTAATGTTTGTTACTTCTAAAGGCGGGAGGCCATATCGGATACACCACTTCTTGATTTGGGGATGCCATTTCTTTTTTCTTGCCGTGAGGATATAGACTTTGTGTCCTTCGTTAACAATGTGGTTAATTGCTTCAACGGCATCCTTCACTGGTGGGTCATCCCAAAATTCAGCCTTTCGTGGAAAGCCCCCTATTTTTCTAATTACTCCGTCAAAGTCACAACCGATTAACAAAATGCCTCCTCATTTTTACCTTTCGGGTAATATTTGCTGTGTTCATTACACCATCCTAACCTTAAAAAACTTGAACAAATTCCGTTCTTAATTTTCTTCCCGCAAATACAACACCAATGCTCAGGATACTTTCTTTTTGGCTTGCTCATTTCCCCCCTTCTTTTAGGTAATTAGTTTTAAATTCATTAGCTTCTTCTAGCGTGGTGAAAACAAGTGGGCAAGAACTTCCATTGTTTTCGTGAATCGTTACTATCCACTGAGCCTCTTCAAAGGGCAGCATATTCCAAACGACCGAAACGATGTTTTTCATTTCCCCTCCCTTTCTTTTAGGTTTTTTAGTCTATCCCTAAGTGTGTTTCTAAACCTCTTAAACGCTTTCCATTCCTCAAAAGTGGTCTCTTTTCCTGCTTCAATTTCATCTGACAACTTTACAGCTTCCTCTAAAGCTTCTTCCTTCTCTCTTTTGAGTTCTTGGGAGATGAAGTCTCGCATTGTATTTTTCCCTATGTGATTGTATCCATAATTACCTTCTCTCCAAAATTTCTCAAACCTTTTTCGCCAGTCGTTCTTTTTAAGTATTTCCCGTTTGGTTAGTGGTTTGGGTTGGCGTTCTTTAGTCATTTAAAATTCTAACAAACTACAAAAATTCTAATCGTTTCAATTTCTTCTGAAAACCACTCAGGGTCAGCATCTTTTCGTAATGTCATATCCTCATTGTGGCGTAACTTGTCAATCTCTATCTGTTCATTTTCAAACATTTTTATTGCCAGTGTGATTGCCTGAAAACGGTCGTCGTATTCCGCTCCTTCAATGATAAATGCCCTATGGTTTATAATAATTACTAAGGCTGGTTTACCCATTTTTCACCTCCTTTACTGCCAATTTTATTTTCATTTTTCGTGTTTTTCTTTTAGTGCCAGTTTGGCCTAGTGTTGTTTTAAAATCCTGCGGTGGTGCTGAAAAGAAAACCTTTTGTTTCTTCACTTAAAAATCTCCTCTTTGAAAACAAACAGGCAAACAATTACTCCGAAAAAGTAACCTAAAGTAAAAGCTGCGAATAAAGTCATTTTTTCAGCTCCAGCTTTAATTCACAAAGCATATGTTGTTCCTTCTCGTTTCCCCAAACCTTAATAGATTTAATTTTTATGTTTTTGTTCTTTTTTTTCTTCATTTTTTCTCCATTTTTAAAATAATCGAATCCTGATTTATCTGCTTCATTATTTCTTCATTGGTATTTTTTAATATGGCGTTTTCCTGCCTCAACTCTTGGTTTTCCTTGTTTAAAGTCCAAAGGGCGTAGGCACTCACAATCATAGTAAAGATAACCCATTGGATTGCGATTATTTTGATATGTTCCCAGTTAGGTTTTTTCATTAACCTCCTTAAATTTAACTGCCTCTTCTCTTGTTTTAAAATAGATTGGGCTGTTACTGCCACCATCCTCGTGAATCATAACCATCCACCTTCTAGGCGAGTCAAAATTGTCTGTTAAATAAGTGATGCTGATATTTTTCACCTTCCTCCATTCTTGAAAAGTTCCCGATGTTCCATTGACCTCAGCGACCTTTGGGCTGTCTTTAAACTATCAGCCCGAAACAAGCCTTGACCTTGGATTCTTCTTCTCACCCTACTAATCGTTTCCGCATCCAATACTTTGTAAAAGAAAGGGATTAGCTTGTGGGGTAAGCGGAAGCCTTGGGTGTCCCATACCTTCAATCTCAAAGTCTTATCATTTCCCCTAGTTTCTGGGAACTTTTTTAAACAGAAAGCAACAAGTTTCTCTGCTGTTTTAAATTGGTCAGATAGTTTGTTCATTTCTTTTTTAAATAACTCCCTAACCTTGTAAATTTCAACTCTGCTCGATAACCAAGAGCGTAAGCTACTTTCCCGACAAATTTTAAAGTAACACTATCGCTATTATTCTCTAATCTCGAAATGGCAGGTTGTTTAGTTCCTACTTTCTTGGCTAATTGCTCTTGAGTCAAACCTTTTAGCCTTCTAATCACTAAAATTTCCCTAGCATCAGGAACACAAAATTCTTTCTTAAACGCCCTGTTTTTCAATAACCGTCTGGTAAATTCAACTAGGTTCATAAAATTCCCTCAAAGCTGGGGGCAAGATTTAAAGTCACAGTGTCGATAGTTTGTTTCAAGTTTGTTTGGTCACGACTCCTCGTGCATCACCCGTAGGTCTACTATCTAAACTTTTAAGAGCTTGCCTAGTGTCTTAAGCCACCCCAGCTTTCAAAGAACTTTACCCTCGCAGAGCTGGCTGAATTCCTGCTTTTAGTCACTTAAAAGTCCTTTTCCAGCCAGCCGTGCTAGGGTCTATTCGGCGGTAACGTATGATTTTAAATATTGTTTTCTAAATTCAGGATTGAAACATTTCGTTGCTATATCCCTAAAATCAATAGTTTTCGCTCTTTTTTTACTATTACAACTCCTACACAATGGCTGGATATTCTCGATATAATCAGAACCACCCTTAAACAATGGAATTATATGGTCTTCGGTCAGCTTTATTTCTGGTTCTTTTTTCAAACAAGAAAGACAGAAAAAGTTGTATTTTGTTTTTAAATCTAACCACTCTTGAAAAGTGTGTGTTCCTCCATTTTTCATTTTCATTACTCTCCTTCTTGCCTGCATAAACCTTCCATACTCACTTGGGTCGTTACAACACCTTCCATCTTTCCATGCTGCTGCATTCGGACCGTTTCCATTTTTTAAAGTCTTAATACATTTTGCTCTATGCTCTGGTGAAAGGCTCTTGCCCGTAAGCCCCTTGCTTATTTGTGGACATTTTTTACCCTTATTCCAAGGAACTTGCCCCCTGTGAACTTCGCTTAATTTCCTTTTATGCTCTTCCGAAAGTTTCTTACCCAGATGAGCCTCCCTCAATTTTTTCCTATGTTCCTTGGATTTTGGTTTATCCTTAAGAGCCTCGCCAATTTTTCTTTTGTGTTCTTCAGAAAGGGGTTTATGTTCATATTTACCAGCCCATGGCTTTTTCATTCCCTTGTGGGCTTGACTTATTTTTCTTCTTGTTTTTTCGGTAGGCGGTTTATGCTTGTAAATTCCGATTGGCATAATTTTCTTTTTTTATTTAAGTTTATAACTGTCTAAAAATCCCTGTCGGTATTTAGAACTTAATCGGTCAACCTGAGCATCTCTGCGACAAAAGATGCAATTTTTAAAATGATAATTCTCCATCACTCTCTGTTCGTCTTTGCTTACTTCTCTTTGGCACTTTTGGCAAATCATTTCAAAGTTCCTACCCACTCAGGTTTGCAAGCGTCGTTCTCACAGAACCAAGCAGCCCACTTCCTCCCATTTTTAACTCCAGTTTTGTAAGTCCTTATTCCACCACATTCGTTACAAACCTTAGTTCTGGGTAATTCTTGTTTAACCTTTTCAACCGCTTCTTCAATCGGCTCTTCTGGTTTTTTGTATTCCCGAACTGCTTGGGCTTGTTTAGTGCCATAGCGTTTAACAATGGCTTCGTATGTATCCTTTGCCCATTTTGCCCCAGCAAAGCGACCTTCTGGCGTCTCGGCTTTCATTCTAACGGTTAACTTGCCATCTGTTGAAAGCCAAATCTCACCCTCAAAATTATCCAGCCCCTCAATAACCACTACCCCTGGTGGTGTGCCTTCTTCTAAAGACCCTACTATTTCTTCTTCTGTTTTTTTATCCATGTTTTACCTCCAGCTCCTATGAATCTCGTGAATACTTTCTAAACCATCGTATTCGTCTATTCCAAAATCCACATCAGCAGGTATTTTAACTATTTTCAATCCAGCACAAAACCCATTGGCCTTTTTCTTCAAAAGTTTAACCACTTCCACTAAAACGGGGTCATCTCGTTTAATATCTCTACAAGAGAGATACCAGTTTTTTGCGTTAATCCTTCCATAGTCTCCATCTTCTTCACGCCACTTTTTGCTTAGTCGTTTATACTTTTTTTCAGGAACAGTATAGTAACTATTTCCAAAAAACTTTTTTTTACCCTTGTAAAATTTGATGCCTTTTTTGTTTAAGTAAAGCTCAAATGCTTCATCTGACAAACCAAATCCACCAAAACAATCGTTTATTACTATTTCTTTCTTTTTCATCTCTCCATTCCCAACAAACTTCTAATTCCCTTAAGAACATAAAAGTTGTATCCCTTTTTGTCTAAATATTCTAAGAAGGTTTCAACCACTTCATCTTCTGCAGCCTTTTCCAAAGTAAGCTGAAGGGTGAGCTCATCGTCATATAAATATTTATTCATTTTTCTCCTTTCTTATAAAACTAGGAATTTCCCAGTAAGGGATAAGGTGGCGACCTCTTTTGGTCTTTTGCATTGTTTCCAAGTCACCCTTTTTTATCCAAGAATAAATTGTGTTTTTGTGAGTTCCTGTGAGTTTGCAGTATTCTTTGATGGTGTAGTAGTTCTTCTTCATTAGTTAAAAGTATAGCATAGTGGGGAACAATGTCAAGGACCAATTACGCACAAAATTGATATAGTGTGATATGTTAGACCGTTTTTGCCGATTTTTTTAAAGCAAGTTTCAATAATTTCCCTTGTCTTTCAATTACTTTCTTCATTATAGGGTCGCTGGTTGCCAACCACTTTTTCCTTAATTCCGCTAATCGGTTTTGGATGTTTAATTCTTCAAAGAAGTTCATATTATTTGAAGTCTAAGAAACTCCTACTGATAGTCTAGGCTTTAGACTTCGTAATACACAATCTGTTTAATTTTTTAGAATACAAACCCTTAACCTTTTTGCGCAAGGAAAGGTTTAATTTACTTAAAGACGGCCGTCAGTTTTAAAAACTCCTCTGCTCCCCATTTCCTCCGCTAGGGGTATGCGGTGAGTTTTTAGTTCGCAGCTAATTTAAAGTCTTCCTGCTGGTTACTTCCTGACTTGAGTTTAACAACTCAATGAAACGGGCAAGGATTTGATAGTCCCGTATCGCACAGCTTGTCTGTTTAACTATATGAGTCACCTTGCATACGACTTAGTATTATCCTCGTGTCGGGGAGGAACTAAGCAATAACCTTTACCCGATGCGTCTACCTTTTCCGCCACCGCTTCATTCAATTGTCAACAAAAAAACTCTCCAAGTCCTGCGGAAAGGTGTTAAACTTTCGTTGCGGCTTCCCGCAAGACTAAGAGAGTCTTTAGTTTAACAACATTGAACCGCATATTTAATATAACATAAAAATAAACTTTGTCAAGAGGCCAGTTTTTATTTTTGCGACCTTATTATTTCACCAACCATATCAGGTGACAACCCAAACATTCCCGCTAAAACACTGTAAGAATACTTTCCAGATTTGTAATACAACCTAATTTTTGAGTTTCGCTCCTCACGCTCTCGTTTGCGGTATGGAACACTTTTTATTGTCATTGCCGAATAAAAGTTTTTCTCCTTCTTTCCACTCCGATTCCCAAAGCGGGACATTAGGTTCTCGCTTAACTGGCATACGAACCTTTACTGGTGGTGAAGGGGCAATGTGCGTTTTTAAGTCTTTGTCCGTTTCAAAAAAGACATCTTTCGCAAATTGAAAATTACTGTTTCGTTCTTTCATCGCAAAGCTTCCCGATACCCTTCCTTTTCCAATTCTTTAGCAATTCTGTAAATAACATAGTTAACTGCTGGAGCAAAAACAACTGTCAGCATCGGGTCTTTGGCAACATAAGTCGCTAAAACATAACCCAAACCACCAGAAGCAACTAAATAGCCAACCAATTTTAGGTCTTTTTTAAAAACTTCCGACAAAGTGATTTTTTTAACTGCCATTTTTTTCACCCCCTTTATCGAAATACTTGACTTTTAACAACCCAAACAGAGACATTGCCCGTATTTTTACCCTAACCGAAGCCGCCAGTTGCGTTTTAAGGGCGTTCTGGGTTTCCTCAGCAGTAGTTAGGTCTGTCTCCAGCTTGCCAATCGTTTCAGCAAGCCTTTTAAACTCCGCATCGGCTTCTTTGACTTGGCGAGAGAACGAATCCCGTTCACTTCCCGCTGTACTGAGTTGGCCAGCGAGGTCTTTATTGTCTCTTTCTTGAGCTTCGAGATTTGCTCCAAGAGTGTTGACCTCAAGCGATTTTTCTGCCAATGCTTCATTAAGACCTTTAACCTTGTCTTCCAAATCTGAAATCGCATCTTCATAGTTTGCCTCCTTTTTAATATATTCGCCATCAACGACGGCTTTCCAAATATCTATACAAACCTTAATGCTCTCTTTGTTGTTTAAATCAATTCCCTGATAATAGTCAGCCACCACCCCCGTTCTCGGTTTTAACCAGCCCAAGATGTTTTTGTAATAATGCCCCTGAGTGTGGCACAAGCTCCCAGTCGGCCAATTCTGTTCAAAAGACTTAAAAGAATTAGTATCTCCCTCAACAAAGAGTGCCACATGGCCATAACCCCCACCAACATTTTTATCCCACAACATAACACTGCCTTTGTCTGGGACTCCTTCTGGGGTATTGTTAATTCGGTCAAAATAGTCTTTTAAATAGGTGTCCCAAATGTCGGCTGCTCCAGTAACAACTGGCGATTGGGGAAATTCAAGCACCTCTTTACAATAAGCTCTGAAAATATCCACGCACCAAAATTTGCCATTCTTGTCATAATCTACTCCCTTACCATCATATTTCTTGATGAAATCATTTAGGGTCATCTTTTAAATCTGCTTTTAAAATACTCCCACATTATCGTGAATCCCAAGCTGAAAATGCCCGCCAAAAGTGTGATTTTACCCTGAACTGTGGCTTTCCAAATTTCCAAAACAGAAACTCTCTCCCCCATCTTGTCCAATTTCTTGTCCATAGATGTGCTTAGGGCATATAAATCTCGCAAGGTTATTTTGTTATTAGTCATTTTCCCCCCTAATAAACTTCTTTGTTTCTGCCCGTTTGGGTATTTCTTCTTGATAAAAAGGATAAGCGCCTGGATTCCAAGCTCCCAACCCCCCAGTTCGTCTATACTCATCTAAAGCATATTGGATAATCTTTTGGACATCTTCTGCTTCCTCTTTGGTAAATGGTTTTCCAGTTAAAGGATTGATTCTGCCAGCTTTTATATTAAGGTGAACTGGGCCGTAAGATTCTTCTTTTTCAGTAATGTGCGGTTTGGCATAACCATAGCTTGATTCTTGACCAGTTAATTCAGCAATGTTTCTTCTTTCTTCTTCTGAAGCTTCTAAAGCTCTTAAAGCGTCAAATACTGCTGGTTCTACACGTGCTTCTTCTTGACCCATCCCAAAAGAAGTTGGGGGAGTGGGGACTGGCATTGGAGCCTGAGTAGGGATAGCAGTCGGAGTAGGGGATAGAGTAGGGGAGGGGGTGGGTTGTTTTAACATACTATTAAGAATAACTCGCTGCATATCAACAGTGAGTTCGCTGGGGTCTGTTATTCCTAAAAGTTTCCATATATTGAATGCCATTTGCGTTCATCTGTTATAATATAAATAATGTGGTTCTGGATTGTTTTTATAATTTTCGCTTTAGACCAATTAAGAAGAAGCGAGGATTTATAATCCTAACATTCTCCCCAACCCCCCAATTTTTAATGCTTGCCAAGCCGCCTTGCTGGCTGTTCTTGGTGCTTGATACAAAAATCTAAGTTTTGCGGTTTGTTTAGCGACTTCAGGGGCAATTCTCTTAATCTCGGCTTTTCCAGCTTTAGCAAGCAAATCATAGACTTTGTTTTTTACGCCTGCTTTTAATCCACCCCCTGCTCTGTAAGCATCATTCCATACTTGTGTTCTCTGTAAAATATCAGAAACAGGAAGAGTTTTATCTCTTTTTAATTCCTCAATTATTTTTAACACATCTTTAGTTCGAGCCTCAGGATGTCTTTTTATAAATTCTTCAATAGGTTTAACTATTTTAGTGGCTGAAACTTTTTCTGTTATTTCTTTGGCTACTTTTTCTCTTGTTTTTCCAACTACTCCTTTTAGCCCACCTTTTCTAAGAAGCCCCCCTGCTCCTCTTAAAAGCAAATCCATCAATGCTCCACTACCAATTTGCCCCATTTCTCCTCCTGTTGGTGCTCTTCCTGCCAACCCCCATTGACGGGCTTCAGGTGGAGCTTCTTCCCTTAAAACTTGTTGTGCTCTTCCGCCCGCAGCATAGCCTGCTCCTGCCACAGCACCCCTAACTCCTGGTATTTGTCCTAACCCTGGAATCATTCCAGCCGCAATACCAGCAGCAGGAGGAATTAAACCAAGTGCTTTTTGAAGCGTGGAGGGTATTTGTCCAGTTACTCCAGGTTCCGCTACTTCCGCTTCTCCCCTTACTGGTGGTTCTTCCCCAAGTCTTTCGGAAACGAGTTCTCTGATATTACTTAATTTTCTTCTTGCAACACCAGGGTCTTCCCAAATTTTGGGTAACATTCCTTCAGCTCTAGCGATATCTTTATCCGTCAATACCCCGACTTCTCCAGATATTGTTCTTGCTATGGGAGCAATCATTGATTTTCTCAATGCCTCGTAATCTCTCACTTCTGGAAAAACCTTTCCTCCAGTAATACCAGAAATAAAACCCAAACGACCTGCTGCTGGCCCTCTTACTTCTACTTGCTCCAAGTTTTTTTCTAAAATGTCAATGTTGGATTTTAAGGTTTTAAATTGTGTTGTGGCTTTTTTTTCTGCGGCAGTTAAAGCTGGTCTGTATCCCCCTTTTGCTGCTTCTTGGACTTGCCCTCGAAGTTTAACTGGGGAAGTCTCAATATCGGCTGCAGGCACTCCCTGTCTAACAAGATAATCAGCCTGCTGTTGTTGGACAAGAGCGTCCAGTTTGCTTTTGCTAACTCCAGCGGCAAGGTTTTGCTGATACCATTGGTCTACTTGACTTTGATTCCAAGTTCCATTCATCGTGGACTCCAAGGCTCTACTCCTTGACCCCATCCATACAAGCCAGCTCCCCCAAAGGTAGGAAATGGAGTTGGAGTCGGAGCTGCTGCTTCTGGTTTGTAATAAGGCTTACCGAGTTGATATTCATACATTCTTTCTTCGTAAGGTTGTTGCCATTCAAATTGTTGTTGTGCAAGTTGTTGTGCTGGTGTTACCATTCCAGCCCTTCTCGTTGCCTCTTGCTCAGCCCATTGCCTCATTGCTAATTCAGCCGCAGATTGTTGGGCCCCAGTTTGCATCCCTAACATACTCAAAGCTGTCTGAATCGCCCCTGTTTGCCCTCCAGCTTGTAAGTTAGCAAGAGCCATAGTTAAGTTTTGTAGTTCACCGCCTCTAGCTTGACCAGCTTGGGCAATCGGGCCAGCCAGTTGCTGGCCGAGTTGCTGTTCCATCATCCCCGAAGAAATTGGAATACCACGCCGAGCAAATTCAGCTGTTTTTGCTTCCCTGCCAGTTTGGGTAATGTCAGCAACAAGGTCTTTGTATCTTTGTTCAATACTTGGTTTTTGGGCTTCTAGGGCGGCAGCTTGGGGTGCAGCGGCCTCTTGATACATTTTCTGGGCTTGGGAAACAATGCCGCTAAAATCTTGCATAGTGGGGACACCAGCACCACCACCAGGAGCAGCACCACCAGCACCTTCTTTTCCAGAGCCTCCTGTTGCCATATAATCAGCAACAATAGATGCTGGGTCGTTCCAACCAGCGTAGCCAGGATAATTTGCTTTTACCCATTCAGAACTTGGTTTTTCTGCCATAATTTTTTCCTTTTCTCCAATAAAAAAGACAGATTTCTCTGCCTTCTAATTCACAAAGTTTGCCTGCCGTTTTTTGTCAGGTAGATTTAATATACTAGGTTTCATTTGTTTTGTCAACTTATTTTCCTAGTTGAATATAACTTAATATTATTTGGTCAGCATATCCATAAGCACCAGTTTCCCATTTTCTAAATTGTAGTTTAACGGTATGAGTTCCACTTCCAAGAGTTAGAAACTTAAAAGTGCTTAATTGAGCATCAACTCTATCTACATTTGGATTGTCGCCCTGAGTCAAAATCATCCAAGGTCTATATGTAGTATCATCTACCCTTAAACGAACTGCTACTGAAGCCCATGTAGCATCTTCTGCATAAAGTAAGGCTGTCCAAAGAAACAGAAATTTCGTATCTCTTGCTAAACTAGGAATATTTAAACTTACACCAGAAATATCTGCCCAAGTATCACTAGAAGTAGCTTGTTCAACGGGTTGTTCAACACTATCAGATGGAAAAGTAGTAAGACTTACTACTCCCGAACTATCAATAACCGAAGAACCAGCACTATCTTGAATTGTTATCACGCCATCATTAACTGTCATCCCATCTTTGTCCATTGAGATTTTTTCTGTCCCGCCCTCATCTTGTAGAGAAAATACCCCGTTAACATTATTTGCTCCGCCCAAAGTTAAAGTTCCACCCTTAAGAACATCAGCGCTTATTGTTCCCAATTTACCTCTTGTTACTGCCCCTCTATCTACTTGGGACTCAAAATCGGTTGGAGGATTGAATGATTCACCTCGCCTTCTTACGGCAAGGCTGTTTACATTTTGGAGTCTATTGTTTAAGTTTAAGTCCGAATAATCCTTCATTTATCTCCTCGCAATCGGGTCAGCATCATATGAAAACCCGTATAGGTTGAACCTAGTATTGCGTGATGCCTCGTAAATTTTCACAAACAAAAGTCTTGACCTTGAACCTTGAGGGAATTTGAATTCTGCCACACCATTTGAACAATCACCCAAGTCAATCCACTTTTTCTTTCCTTTGGTGAAAGTATTGCCCATAGCGACTTGGACTTTCGCTTGACAGCCAGGATTAAAAAAAGCCCAAAGCCAATTCCACTTTTTCTCTGTTTCAGGAACTCCACCGTGAATGACAAGTTCCATTACTGTTTCAACAGTTTCCCCATTATCATTTGTTGCCGTCCCGCCGTAAGTATAACATTGGCCATTAGCGTCACCGAAAATTAACTTTTGGTTTCCAGTGGCATCTTTGTAAGACAACCAGGCAGTTGGTCTATGGGCGAACTTCCAGTTGCTCCACTCATCCGCTTGGTAATCATATTTTTCAATACAATCGGCTACTTCTTCGTCAGTCAAATCATCAGTTACCGTTCCCACCGAACACAAGTAATCGTAGCGGTGGCAAACTCCTGGAGCATTATCAAAGACTGTTCCCGCAATTCCCTCGCCCGCATCATTGTAAACTTGTTTTTCTATCGGGTTAGAAACAATCTCTGGCCTGTCCCCGCCGTAGCCAAAGAACCCTAATCTGTTTAACCCAACTCTGTAACCTTCAACCTCACCAACAGAATAGGGGGAAGTAAAGGCCAAATCGGTGGCCATATCAACTAAATTGTAACCATCGTATCTGAACATCAAGCCAGAGTTTTTAGTGATTGCCAACCTATCGTTAGCTTTGAAAACTCCGTTGATTTTTCCTGCCCCTGGAATTTTGATTGAAGAAGAATCGCTTGTCCAGTCGCTTGGCGTTCCAGTAGTTGAGTAATACAAATCAGAGGAAGTCCCGCCGCACCAAATCCTTTCTTGGTATTGAGCAAAGTGGTCAGCCTCTGGGGCACCCGTGCCGTTTGAAAAAGAAGTCCCGTCAGTAGTAAATCTCGTCGAACCCGCCCCATCACCAACAATCAAAGTATCTTCTAAGACAGCGTGGCCGACATGGTTGCCATCAGTTATTGTTCCATTCCCGCAAGTTGTCCAAACTCCTGTTCCTTGAGTTGAATAGTAAAGAATGCTTCCTGAAGCCCGATAATTCCAAAGTTGTGTCCCACTGTTTTTCGTCCAATTAAAAAGAGTATTGACTTGAACTCCATCTGCCGTTCCCAAGTAAGTTACATAACCAGGTCTTTTCTTTTTAGCACCAATCTGGTCGTTTTCCGTGTTTAAACACCGAATCATATCCCCTTCTTTGTGAAGAAAAGGAGACACTTTGAGATTTAAACCAGCTAGATTGTATACTCGAACGATTGCCATTATAGTTCAATATCCATGCCCTGCCCAATATCTTCAACAATATCTATGACTGTCGGACCCGATTTTGAACGAGGCGCTAACTCTTTTTTAAATCTGTCTATTAAGTCCGATTCAGCTATTTTCTTTTCTGAAAGGCTTATCTTGCCGTCTTTGTATTGGGCTTGGATAAGAGAGTAATCAACAAAACCCTTAGTATAGCCTCTCATAGGAACTGGGAGTTCATCCATATCATCAGACAGCTTAGTTGTCAATTTGTAGAAAAGCACATTTGCTGTCCCGCTTGCATCATTCGGCCTTCTCAAAATCACATTGTTGTCATACATCGCAAAGTAAGGGTTGGTGCTGTTAAACTCTTGGTCAGGCAGAAATTGGGTCATCTCCATTTTTGTTGCGTTGTACCAATCTTCATCATTGCTAGTCATCCAAACCCGCCTTACCTGTTTAAAATTAGCATCAGTAATTGTTCCCAATTCAACTGTTCCAGAAAAGGAGACATTGGCTGTGCCGAGATTGTAATCCTCGTTGACATCAATCATGGCGTTGGTCATTTCATCAAGAAACTCATTGTGCCAATCATCAATCTGGTCATCGGTAACAAAAGTGGCATCCCAGAGTTTATCTTTAACTCTCTGCCTTAAAGACATTAAAGAATAAAAGGGAACTGTAACAATAATCCAATCTGATTCAGTGGAATTAACAGCTAAAACTGAACTCCTAAAAGCGGTTTTGTAAGCATAAGTAGTTGAGCCAGCCGTATGGTCAAACTGGGTATATTCACTGTCTGGGGTAATGGGAACAGTCCCTGCGGCTATAGCTAGAGCCGTTCCCGCTGTTCCTGTAGTAGAAACTTCAAAAACTATCTGATTGTATTTGATTGCGTATAATGGAGTATCAGCAGGATGTTCGTAGGAATCATTAGCGGTTAAAGTGCCTGCCGTTCCTGAAACTGCGGCAGTACTTAATAAAACTATCTCTGTTTGCTCTTCTCCTGTTTCTCCAACCTGGACTGCCCAGCTCGCCGAGAACTGAGAAGGGTTTTTCCACCTAAGAACATTAGTGCCAGCACTTTCTGTATGTGTCAGGAATGTTTTGCCAGCTGTCTCCGCAAGAGTATTTCGAGCCTTAATTAACATAGATAAGTTCTCCTCTATAATCTATTGTTTTGGTTCTTTTAATCGAATTACATTCTATACATAGAGGCTGAATATTGCTAATTTCGTCTGAACCATCCATACTTAGAGGAATTATATGGTCTTCTGTTAATTTAATTTCTGGCTCAAGTTTTTTACAACAAAGACACATATTGCCATAAAATTCTTTTAATAATTTCCATTCTTCAAAAGTATGACTTCCAACTGCGTTGTTTTTTAATACCCTTCTCTTTTGCTGAAGAAAAGTAAGTCGTTCTCTATTTATTTGTTTATAATTTTTGTTATATTGCTTTTTGTCTTCTGTAATTCCACCCCTCCAACTGGGATTTAATATTCCTTCATTGGCACATTTTCTACATCTTTTTGTTTTATAATGAGTTAGTTGTTTACCACAGTCTAGACATTTGGGTCGGCTATCCATTCCCTTGTTCCAAACATCATAATGTAATTCCCTTCCTTTATTCCAAACAGTCCTGCCTTGTAAGCTATTGCTCATTTTTTGTAGCATTTCTTTTGGTTTTTCATGTCCCTTTACAAATTGTCCCTTATCATTACGCAAAACATTAGTTCCCGCTGACTCAGTATGGGTCAAATAGGTTTTTTGGGCTTTTTCTGAGAGCGTATTTCTGGCTTTTATAATCATTAAACCGACAATAAATGAACTGACATAAAGGTTAAATCTCTACTACCAACCAGAAGGTCAGTAGTAGCATTCGGGATGACAAGACAATATAAATCAATGGTTTCCCCTACTGGAACATAAATAATATCAGATACGAAACACGCACCATATCCATCAGCACCAATATTAGCCTCGCCAGTAGCATAAGCTACCCCCTGTAGATAAATTGATGCCCCTACCCTTGTGCCAGCAGTTCCATTTTGGAAACCAACATTAGCACAAACCTGATAATAACCCGCCACTGGAGCAGTAAAGGTGCTTGAAGCAAAATCCCCTCCGACATCATATGTTTCTGTTCCTAAAACAACTTTTGTCCAAGTTGCTTGGGCAATATCATTCTGTGCGGCAGAAGCATAAGCTCTTGCCTTAACATTCATATTCAAAGCAGTATCTACTAAAGTTAATCCTCCATCTTTAATTAAAAGTCCATCAATCGTTACTCCTGCTGCGGCTGTTTTTTCGGCAATCGTGTCAGTTAGGGGAGTTCCAAGAGTTATATTGTTGGCTGTTCCTCCTGTAATAGCGGGAGTTCCAAGAGTTTCATTGTTTATTCTTGCTGCCAAATCTCCAGAGGTAAAGTTAGTCAAAACCCCAGTTCCTGCGGTTGTTCCAATGGCAGTTTCTATCTTCTCCACCGCATCTTGTTCTTGGGCATGAAGTAAGTCGTGTTCATATCCCGAAGTATCTTCGTATGTCCCCGTGCCTGGAGCAGTAAAATCATCTATTGTTCCTGGAAAAGTTGATGTGCCTGGGTTTGCCATTTTATAAATCCTCCAATGATAAAATTTTAGGCCTTACTGATGTTTCACCAATATCAGAGCTACTTGTTTTTCCACCTCGGTAATAGTCATTGCTTCGGTAAAGTGTATGGTTGCGATAAGTCATTGTTCCTCCTTGCCAAACAGCATCGGCTATATTTCCTAAATCAACCATTTTAGATTTTATGTTTTCAACCAAACCCCCAGTCGGCTTAGTGTCTTCAACTAATAGGTTTTTCGGCATCTTTGGTTAAATAATCTAAATATTTACAAACTTCTTTGTTAAAAAAGACATGATAGTTCATTTTCTTTCTTGACGGACCCCCAGCCCAATGAATAATCTTTATATCCTTATCTTCCTCACAAACACCCCCAGTTTTAGGCAGAATAAGTTTCCCATCCCGCATAACCATCTTATTCCATTGCCCCATATTTATGAGTCCGTGCCACTTGTTCGAAAGGTCAAAAATTTTACAATTAAGGTCGCCATAGTGAACCATAATGTTAAGCATATCTTGTTCTATAAACTGATATTTGGGTAACCAACTGCCATGATTGAGTTTGTTCCACCAACTCCAAGGTCTTTCTCCTCTAATCGCCATAAAGCCGCAATTGACATAAAAGTCTGGGCTGACATCCCAAACCACTAATTTAGGGTCAACCAAATTATTGTTTAGGACACAACCAACATCGTAAGTTTTGTCGTCAATAATATGGCTTAAATCACCAGTAACGATACAATCAGCATCAATCCCCATCACCAGGTCATACTCTTTTGATAGTGGCTCACCAAACAAAGCGTATGTTCTTAATCTATTAAGTGGGTCAGCCCTTACAGCGGCCTCAAACTTATCTTTGCCAATAATAATGTGAGGAATATCAGGATGAAATTTCTTTAAACTATTCCTCATCATTGGGATATAGTTATTAAGGTACTCATCACTATAAGCACCAGTAAAAAAGCACGCTGGTTTCTTTTTGGCCATTTAATTGTAAATAATAGTTAATACTGGCGTCCCAGTCGCTTCATAAACAAGACCTTTTCTAAATTCAGCCCCTAGTTCAATAGATGCTGGGTAGTTTGTTAATGGTACCCCGATTGAAACAACCTGAGAAGTAGAGGTGGTTCCTGCCGTGCTTGAGGCATCGTGCAATTCAACTGTACCAGCATAAGTTCCGCCAATAACAACTCTTTCAACAACGGCGTTTGTATCCTTGACTAAAGTAGTTCCCGCCGCAGAAATTGCTTTCCACTGAAATCCCGAAACAGGTTGCATAATCTTCACCTCCGTTCAATTAAAAAAGACGAGTTCCCTCGCCTTCTAAGTTCACGAATCATGCTAGCCATGTTATCTAGTAAATATAACCTTATCACTTTTTTTTACTGGTGTCAAGATTTTCTTTTGGAGCTTCTCAAGATAGGGAATCCACTTCTCTTTTACGATGGTATCAATATTATAATTATCCGCAATCCATTTTCGGCAATCTTTGGCGATTGTATTCTTTTGATGTAACTTTTTGTACAGAATCTCCATCTTTTCCACAATTGAAGGGACTGAGGGAACAACCCAATATCCTTGAGCAGGAGAAAACCTTTTAGAGGCAACCTCAGCAATTTCACCAGTTTTACCTTCAATCACTAACTCTGGCATTGACATTCCTCTAGTTACAATTATGGGCACGCCACAAGCTTGGGCTTCAATAATGACCAATCCAAAACCTTCTGTTTGGGAAGTATGGAGGCAAACATCAAAAGCATTTATCTCTTGGCAAATTTTTTCTGAATCAAAAAAGTGGGTTCCCCTAACAGGTTCTATAAAAAAGATTTTCTGATTACAACCAAGATGTTTGGCAAAAGGGATAATGGGAAAACCACCAGGTGCGTGTTGCTGGGTGTGGAACATCATTCTTGCTTCTGGGTGTCTCTTCTGAAAGATATTAAAAGCCTCTATCATTTCCTGATAACTTTTCCTTGGTGGATTATCTTTGTTAGCACCGATAACACCAAACAAGAAGATGTCTTGGGGAAGTTTGAACTTTTCCCGCATTTTCTTTTTATCCAAAGGTTTAAAAGTATTAACATTAGTTCCCTCTAAAATTAGGTCTGAAAACAAACCAGCTTTTTCCAAAGCCGCTTGCCCGTAACGAGAAAAAGTAATAATGCGGTTGGCAAACCTTAAACGCATTATGACTTCTGGAGGAACTGGCTCTTGGTCAATGGGCACATAGGGAATGTACATCTTAATTCGTCTTAAATGATTGGGGTCAAGAGGCCAAACATCCTGCATGGTGAAAATTACATGAGCCTTAAAATCTATCCCGCAATTGATTAAAGCGTCTGAACCATAAGGATGGGCCATTTTTGGATAGACTTTAATTTTCTGACCACCTTTTGGACTAGGAATATCCATCATCTGAGGGAAACTCTCAAGACCATAGAAAGCGATATGACCAACTATCCAGCCATCATCTAAAAGCCTGCCTAAAATCTCGCGTGTCTCCACGCCATATCCTGAATTTGTAAAAAAACCATTTGAACTCCATAAAATTCTTAAATCTCGTCTTTTTTTAGCAGCCATTTTGCTTCCTCCTTAATAGTTTGTAAAGATGTGTATTTTGGTTCGTAGCCTAATACCTCTGGTCTAAGAGTATCAGGAAAATAGCAATCTTTTGTACCAGTAGCACTAACCCAATGCCGAAATTTTGTAACCTTGTATTTTAATCCATGTTCAGATGAGAAATAGTCAAGAATTTGTTGCTTTGTTACTGGCGCACGACTACAAACTTCAAAAACCTGGTTAATCTTACGCCTCTTTATTATTTTCTTTATAAGAGAAAAAAGGTCATTGGGATGGATGAAATCTCGGACAAAATTTCCTATACTGGTTTCCAGTAGTTTTTTGTCTATGACTGCCTTAATTACATCAACCATAAAGTAATCGTCATCCATATTGAGAAAGCGACTGAAGTAAGAATAAAGCCTCAAATCAACAATGTTTAAGTCTTTAAAGGCTCGGTGTTTGGCCTCTGTATAAAGCCTAACAGTGCCATAATCACTCTCAAGTGGCCTGTGTACAACTCCGCTTGAAAAACTGATGTAGAGTGTCTTGGGGTGTTTAAGAAGATAATCAATCGCTAAATTGTCGTATTTCTCGGTAACCGTAAAATAATCTGTATGGTCTTTTGGATTCGTTCCTACACCCACGCAGTTGATAATGACATCAAAATCAACCTTATACAACCAGCCATTTTTACCATAACTACTTCTCTCGAAGTAATAAAGAGTTTGGTCATCATTCTTGCTAAAGTTATGAATCAATCCTTGGGCAATATGTGAAGTCGCCCCAAAAATTCCAATGTTCATTTGTATAACCCTCTTAATCTTTCAATATCATTATCTAAAACATCTTCTGGAAACAATCTGTGTTTAATTATATTACAGTTAGCACATAATTTACAGACATTCTTTCTGCCATCAAACATCTTTTTTCTAAACTGTTGGAGTTTATCCCCATTCCATATTTCCAATAATGTTTGCTTGTTACAATCCCCCATAATAGCTGGATAAGTGACAGAATAGCAAGAAACTGCTTTCCCATCTGGATTAACCTGTAAGTGAAAGAAAGGTTGCGGACAAACTTTAACCTCTGAAACTTCTAAACCAAATTGAGTTAATGGGCGGTCTTTCAAGTTTTTGTTGTATTTCACACCAGGGAAAATGGGACCAGCGTGTTCAATCCCGATAGAGTCACAAATATCACTAAAAATTTCATAAAATCTTCTTTCATCGTTTTTATCATCTAAGGCAATATCCACAATTTTAATATGTATTTTTGTTTCGGTTTTATGATTGAAAAAGTATTGAATATTATCAGCAAACTCTTTAAAGTCGATATCAACATTGCTTATCTCCTTGTACTTTTCTGCTGTCGTTCCCTGTACAGATATCTCCAATCTTAAAAGGCCAGCTGATATCAAGGCATCTGACAATTTTGGAGTTAAACATGACCCATTTGTTAAAATCGCTACCCTGTCGGCAACCTTTTTTGAGACTGCGTATTTAACCATATCTGCTATCCTTTTGTGCAAAAGCGGTTCTCCCATCCCCACAAAGCGTAGCATTTTCACCTTATCTGGAAACTCAGTTAAGTCATCGATACATTTTTTAAATAAACCAAAATCCATAACAACTTTGTTTGAAATAAAACCCCGCTTGTTTCTGGGTATCGAAAAGATACAATACTTACACTTGAAATTACAAGCGTAAATTGGGAATATCTGGACTACATAAGGAGTAGCCAAAGGAAGAACATCAGCAAGTTTTGTTCTCTTTCCGCCTGGTGCTTGACCACTAATTTCTGTCGCCTTCATATCCAATAAGTTAAGAGAGTTCTTCTGTTTTTGTTTTTAATGATTTTCTCATCCTCGTAGTAAGAATCGCTGGGATAATGGGTTGAAGAAACTTCTTCTAAAACCCCGTCTGTTGTTGCTTTAATGATGTGAGTGGCTCCACGCTCAACGGTGAGAATGTCGCCAGGTTTATAAGCCTTTTTCTCTCCTTCAAGGTCAATAGTCCAATCACCAGCAAGGAAGTAGAATGTTTCTTCTTTTTTCTTATGGTGGTGGATTGGAAGTCCCTGCCCAGCAAACATGACAATCAGCTTTTTACAATATTCCCTGTTGATACAGGTAATCAGAACCGCCCCAACTTCGTAAAATCTGTCGAGGCCATAGTGATAGGAAACTGAAATATCTGTCTTGCCCGAAGGAATAGGAATCCTGTGTTTTTTCAAAATCTTATCTGCCTTCTCTACAATCGAATAAACTTTTTCTCTAATGTTAACTTTTTTAACATCAATAACTGCCCCGTTCTTCTTGATTGTCTTGTTGGCGTAAAAATGGGTGTATCTGGATACATCATTTGCTAAAACTTGGCCCTCTTGATTGGGAAAAGCGAAAAACATATCTTTCAATCCCACAGCTTCTCCCTTTTTAATCTCCCTTTTAGCAAAAGCACCCCTTTTGAATTGTCTTAAATCAGAATGTTCTTTGATTGTAGAAATTGACCTTGAATCAGTAACCCCGCACATTTTAAATGCTCTCTGGGCGGCCCTAAGCCACTCTAAAGCCTGTTCTGGGGTGGCAGAGTAGTCATTTACCTTGTCAATCTGAACGTGCTTTTCAAAGATTCTTGCTCCCTTGGCAATTGCCAGTTGAACAACACTAAAATTAGTAGGCTCTTCGTGGGTGGAAAAGCCAACAGGCACTCCTGGGTATCTATTTTTAAACAAGCCTATTCGGTTAAGTTGAAGGTGTTCTTCTGGGGTAGGATACTCACCGACACAATGCATTAGGCTAAAGTCCCTCTCTCGGTGTTGGAAGAAATTAACTATTTGGTCTAAATCATAAAAAGTAACCGCTGCCGTGGAAGCAATAATCGGCTTGTCAGTTTTGACTATTCTTTCAAGCAACGGCCAATCTGGCATTGAGCAACTGCCGATTTTAATAATGTCAAAATGCAATTCCTCAATCGCATCAACTGACTTTTCGTCAAAGGGAGTGCAAATAGAAATAAAGCCGAGTCTTTTTATTTCTCTTATTAGTGTTACCCATTCTGCCCTAGAAAGAGCAGTTTCAGTAAAGCGCTTAACATATTTGATATCCATTCTTTCTTTGTAATCTGGGTGAATGAATGTTGGTATATCCCTGAACTGAAACTTAAAAGCAAAGTCAAAATCAAACCCATCAGTAATTTTGTGAAACTCCTGAATAATCTTCAGACCGTGTTCAACACTCCCCATATGGTTGTTGGCCATCTCAAAGATAAACAAAGGCTTTTTTATCATAGATAAGACTTTAGAAATCCAGCTAATGTTTCTGTTATGTATTCTATCATATCGGTGGTAATCCCTGGCCAAACTCCTATCCAGAAGCCGTCATTCATAATCTTGTCTGAGTTCTCCAATTTGCCAACCCCCATATGCTCAACCTTTAAATAGGCAGGATGACGAAGAAGATTGCCAGCAAACAGGTTTCTTGTGCCAATTCCCTTTCCTTCCAAAAACTTAACTATTTCCAAGCGGGTAAAAGGACAATCATCTTGTAAGACAACCATAAACCCAAACCAACAAGGCGTGGCTTCCTTTTCCCATTTGGGCAGGATAAAGAATTGCTGGTAGTTCTCAAAAAACAGATGAAGGGAAACAAAGTTTTCCTGCCTTTTTTTGATAAATTGCGGTAGTTTTTTTAATTGAGCCAACCCTATAGCTGGCTGAAAGTCAGTTGGTTTAAGATTGTAGCCTATCTCGGAGTAAACATACTTGTGGTCATAGCCGAAGGGTAGTTTCCCAAATTTCTGGTTGAATCGTTTTCCGCAAGTATTGTCTTTTCCAGGCATACACCAGCAATCCCGCCCCCAATCACGGAGTCTTTGTACTGAATAAGCAAAAAAGAGATTATTGGTGATAACTGCCCCACCCTCTCCCATCGTAATCTGGTGAGCAGGGTAAAAGCTAAAGGTAGCCAAATCCCCAAAAGTGCCGACTAACTTGCCATCGTATTCTGAGCCTAAAGCATCGGCACAATCTTCAATTAAATAAAGCTTATGTTTGTAGGCAATTTTACAAATCTCTTTCAGGGAGAAAGGATTACCTAGCGTGTGGGCTAAAACAATGGCTTTGGTCTTTTTGCTAACGGCCTTCTTTATGTCCTTTGGTATTACATTGCGGGTGGCTAAATCAACATCAACAAAAACTGGGATACAACCGCTTTGGATAATCGGATTGACTGTTGTTGGAAAAGCCGCTGCCGCCGTAATCACTTCATCACCAGGTTCTAAACCAAGAGCCTTAACAGCCAGAAGGTTGGCAGAAGAACCAGAGTTAGTTAAAACAACGTGGCGACCCCCAAACAACTGGCTGAACTTGCCCTCAAACTTCTTGGCAAATTCTCCCATTGTCCACCAACCGTCTTTGGCGACTTTAATTGCGTTGTTTATTTCTTCTTGGTCGTAAACTTTGCCAGAGGCAGGAATGTATTTCATTTCAAGTAATCTAAATACCAATTAAAGGTTTCAGGAATGGCTTTTTCTAAACTATATTTAGCTTGCCAACCAATAGCTTTCTTTATCTTCTCGCAAGAAAGAGATTGAAAAGGAATCTCGTTTTTAGCAGTATTGAGGATTTCACATTTGGCTTCCTTGCCTAATATCTCCCCTATTTTCTCAACTAACTCAAGAACAGAATAGTGGTCGCCAGAAGAAAGGTTAAAGGCTTCTCCTCTTGTCTTCATCATATTTTCCATTAAAGCAATGTCTGCGTCAACTACATCCTTGACATAAATATAGTCACGGGTAAAAGTGCCATCGCTTCTGATTTTAAGAGTTTCGTTTTTAATAATCGCCTTGAAAATGCCAGGAATGAGCCTGTTAAAATGAATATCGCCAGCCCCGTAGGTATTAGCAGACCGAGTAATCACCACTGGCAACTGGTAGGTATTGTAATAAGTCTGGGCAATGAGGTCGGCACAAGATTTGGAAACATCGTATGGATGGTCTCCTTTTAGAGAATTATCTTCCGTGTATTTGTCTCTCATTTTACCATAAGCCTTGTCACTAGAGGCAACTAAAACGCCTTTTATCTTTGGATAGTGGCGGGCTGCTTCGAGAATGTTAGCCGTCCCCATTATATTCGTAGCCAGAGTTTCTAAAGGATTGTGGTACGCCGTTCCAACGATAGTTTGAGCCGCTAGGTGAAAAATGAAATCAACCTCATATCTGGTAACAAGATTAAGAACTTTGGAATAGGACTTAATATCTTCATCTCTCCCAAAAGGAAAAAACACAACCTCATTATCTTTCTGCAACTCTGCAACTAAATGACTGCCTATAAAACCATTGCCACCAGTAACTAAAATGTTTCTGTTTACCATATTTTCCATTTTGGGTCTTCCTTCCAAACTTTGTTTAAGAATTTAAAATCCTTGTAAGTGTCCATACCATACCAGAAACCTTCGTGTTTGTATAAGGCCACCTGTTTTTTGGGAATCAATCTCAAAATGGCATCCTCTATCATATCGCCTTTTTTTAGTATACCAAAGAAATCCTTTTTGAAAACCATAAACCCGCCGTTAATATACTCGGCAAGAAGTGGCTTTTGGCCGAAGTGGGTAACGATATCGTTTTCATCGGTTTTTACCAAGCCCCATCTTGAGGTAGTATGAACGCCAGTAATGGTCGCTATTGTTCCCTTCTTTTTGTGGAAATCCACCAATTTACTGATGTCTATATCAGCAACCCCGTCTCCATAAGTCACCATAAAGAAATCTTCATCAACATACTTTTTAAGTTTTAAAACCCTCTCGCCGTGGGGAGTTTCAAGACCAGTATCGGCAAATCGTATGTTGAAGTTATCCTCTTTCCAAAAATAGTCTACTATCTGTTCCCCCTTATAGCCAAGAGCCAGAATAAAGTCCCGATAGCCATAGTGGGCATATATCCTCATAATATGCCCCAAAATTGGCTCGTCGCCTATCTTCACCATCGGTTTTGGCTTGAACTCAGTCTCTTCAACTAGCCTCATTCCTTTTCCGCCGCACAAAATTATAGTTTTCGGTATTGTCCTGCTGTCCATGATGGTAATAACTTCTGGTCTGGGTCTATCATTAACTCGCAAATGACCGCCCCTTTATAATCTATAGCTTTCTTGACATTTTGTTCATATTTTATCCCAAAGGCTTTTGCTATCTTTTTGAAGTCAGGTAAGCTAACGCCTGTATCCTTATCACAAGCAAATGGCTCGCCAAAGTAATTGCGGTGGGTGTTACGGATTGACCAGTAACCGCCATTGTTAAAGATGAAGATTTTGATAGGCAGTTTGTGGTGAACGATTGTCTGAAGTTCGTGGATGTTAAACATAATAGAACCATCGCCAGTAGCACAAACAATGGGTTTTTTGCTGGCTATACAAGCACCAATCGCTAAAGGCAATCCAGAACCCATGTGACCCAGCCCAGCGTTGGTGATAAGCCTCTGACCTTTCTTAACCCTCAGTGCTTGATGGGCAGTCACACTAGCCATACCATTGGCAGTCACTACAGAGTAATCAGAACACTTATTTAATTTATCCCAGAATTTATAAGGATTTATATAACTCATCTAGGAACTCCTTTGCATCACAACAAACAGGCAAGTCTATTTTAAGAGTCTTTTTACGCAAGACAGCTGGGTCAATGTCAACCATGATTTTATAGGCTTGAGTAGCGAAGTTTTCGTAATCATAGGAAGTTTGAGTTAAGTCAAGCCTGTCGCCAATCACCAAAAGAAGGTCGCAGTTATCAACTGCTCTGTTTGCTGTCAAATTTCCCCACATTCCTTGCACGCCAAATCCCCCCCAGGGAGCTAAAATATCACTAGCTGTAAACATCCCCACCACAAAATGAATTTTCAGTTTATCAATAACCTTTCGCAAAATGTCAATCCCGCCAGCCAGACGGACTCCATTGCCAATTAGTATTAACGGGTTTTCAGATTCCTTCAATTTTTTAACAATCAACTCCATTGGGATTAAATCAGCCGCCTGAACATCTAGGGGAATCTCTAAGAAAACTGGCCCTGGTCTGCCCTCTTTGGCTATCCGAATCGCCTTCTCTAATTCACGCCTTATCTGATAAGGTTCTTCTACTGTAACCGCATATTTCGTTATTGGCTTCATCAAATCAATGACATTTAATTCTTGAAAACCAAGTGCTCTTAAACCTGAACCTTTAGGCACGATATTATCTGTTTTAACCTGGCCAGCGATAACCAAGATGGGAATACTGTCCAGCCACGCCCCAGCCACCCCAGTAATGGCGTTTGTGCCACCTGGGCCAGTAGTTACCAAAACAACACCGATATCGTTCTTCATCCTAGCATAGCCTTCAGCCGCAATAGTAGTCGCCTGCTCGTGGTGGCAGCAGTAAGCGTTTAACTTGGATTTTCGGACTGAGTCCACCAAGTGCATAATGCCGCCCCCCGAGACAAGGAATATTGAGTCGGTAATTTTCTCTAGCTCTTTAACTAAATAGTCGCTTACTTTCATTTCCCTTTTTCTTTAGTAATATTTTTAATTTCGTCTAATATTTCTCTAACCATACCTTCAAGTGTATATTTCCAAATATCTACTGACGATTGTTTAATAAATTGATTAGTTGCTTTTTTAACTATCATAAGAGGCGACTTTTTACCCAATAGTTTAGAATTAATCTTTAGTCTAAAATCAGTTATTTTTAAATCTAGGTTTGGATTTTTAACTTTTAGTGCCATCTCTAAACACCTCCTTCCTAAAGTCTTTTTTAGTAAACACCTCAGACCAGTGAACTGGCAGGGACTTCCCATAGACCTTCTTTTCTAAATAGTTGTGGATGAAATTCCTGTCCTCAGCAACCGTGCAAGTATCAACGTGCTCACCGAAAAACTTAATGCTCAGCCCCCTTTTTACAATGTCTTTTAGCGGTTCTTCAAAAACATTGCCAATCGAGATGTGGATGTAGGGGCAGGGCAGGACATCACCATACTGGGTAACGGAAAACATTCCCTTAACTCCGATACAACCCATTTTAAGTCCGTAGGCAGGGGTCAAGTGAGTAAAGACATTATGTTTCTTTTCAAGCCCCTCGAAGTATTTCATATCTTTTTTATCAATCAAGACATCAAAATTACCTTCCCAAGCACCAACTGGCTTGGCGTAACTGACAAACACCCCTATCCCCTTCTTGTTAAAATGTTCGACAAACTTGATGAACTCGTCTGAATAAAGTCTCTCTTTCCAAACGACAGTCTGGATGAAGATACCCAAACCAGCGTCTAAAGCGGCGTCAACTGCCTCCATAGCCCTTTCGTGTGCCCCGTTCATTCTCCTGAAGGCATCGTGTTCTTTAGGATTGAGGCTATCTATGCTTAACTGGACTCTATCAATGCCGATGCTCTTTAAGTGTTTAGCTTTTTTCTTGTCTAAAAGCCATCCGTTTGTATCGCAACTGATATAGAATTTTTTAGGGTCAATGGCGGCTGTCAACTCATCAATGTCTTTGAATACCAATGGCTCACCGCCAGTAATCACAAACCGTGCCAATCCCATTTCATCAGCCTGCCGAGATAGATTTTTTACATCAGGAATCGTAAACTGCCGCCTATTGCTTTTGCCTTGGAATCCTTTTATGGAGCAGTGCTGGCAGTGGAAGTTACAGGTGTAGTTGTACTGGAATTGGACAATGGCGATACTTTCACCCTTTTCCAGTTTTTCCTTGAACCTCGCAACCTTTGCGTAAACGAGGGGTTTTTCTTCTTTTAATTTGTTTCTTCTTTTAATTTCCTGGGATTTCATTTCATCACAATGACACGGTTATTTAGTTTCATATCTTTTATCTCTTTCAAAACGTCATCCTGCCATATAGCCGTACAGACAACAATCGGCCCTTGATGGGTTCTCAGTTTCTCTAGTGAACAGGAAATGGGAATACCTTTTACTTTCATCCCTTCTTTGTTCTTGTCCCTGTCGATAAGAAGGGTAATGTTACATTTACCAAGAGAGGTGTTTTTTAAGAGTTGCATTGTATAGCCCCCAATTCCCCGAATAGCTACTTCCTCCTGTGTTTTAGCAAGTTTGTTTATCTCTGGCCACTTATTATTCTGGCGGGATTTCTTGATGTAGGAGACGACAACATCCCTAGTCTTAAAACTTTCTTGTTTTTGGTACGAAGCATAAATTACTGGGTAAGTCTTGTTTGAAACACGAGTTTCGTCTTCAACCAACTCAAGCAGGTCAAGGTTCTTTTGTAAAAACAAGTTTTTTAAGGAGTTTTTATCAAAATGGTTAATATGCTCAACATCAAAGTAACTAAAAGGGCTGAAATAATATTCCGCAAAGCGTGAGGCATTTGGCGTTTCAACATACAAAATCCCCTTCTCGTTCAGTTTGCCAACAAGATTGTTTACAGCTTTCCGCAAGTCATAAATGTGTTCAAGAACATGGGTGAAAGTGATGAAATCAAACTTTTTATCGGGAATGTCCGAATCAATGGAAAAGAGGTTTCCTTGAAAAGCATTGGCGCCCTGTTTTCTAGCGTTCTCAATACACCTTTTTGGCACATCAAGACCGCTTAAATTTTTGTAACCTAACTTCTTCAACCAGACTAACAAGCCGCCGTTAGCACAACCAACATCCAAGATAGAAACATTTTTGTTGGGCAGATATTTGGTCATAGCCTTCAGTCTGTCCCAAGTCCAGTTGCTCGTTGTTTTGAGTCCCCTTGAACTAAATTCATACTTTGAAAAGTCTTTGTAGAAACGGTTGTGGTCTTCTTGAGTAGCCGAAGTGTCAGCAAAAACAAAACCGCACCTCAAACAGCAAACAACATCATATTCGCTTGGCAAAGGATAATTTTCGGGGATTTCAAAAGATTGGTGATGCAACACTTGCCCTGTTTCGTTTAAACATATCGGGCATTTTCTGAGCAGTTTTTTGTCTTTTCCCACTAAAACAGTATACCACCTGCTGTCAACAAGTAGTCAATCCCCAAAGTTTAGTTCAAAACCTTAAACTGTAGGTAGCGCCGCTGTTCCAATAAGTGCAATATTGGGGTTGGAAATAAACACCGATGTCCCTGAATGGATGTTCGGAGAAACCCGTGTGTTTGCATTCGTTCCGAAAGCAAGCACATTTACACCAGTACAGTAATCCATTAGGACTTGCCCCTGGTCAGCGGTAACTATACCCGAAACACATGAGGTAACAGCGTTGGTTGCGTCAGTATTAATAAACTTGCAGCGATTAAGCAGGGTGTAGTCAATTGCCCCTGTTCCTGCTACTACAAATTTCTGGCCAACATGACCAGAAAGCATCAAGAATTTACAATCGTTAAACTCCCAACGCTTACCAGATGCCGAGCAGGTAACTGGAACCTGACTTCCATCTGTTGATATAACTAATCCACCAATCGTGCAGTTATCAAATCGAGCCCCGTGTTGAGAAGCAGCCCCAGCAACCGCACCAGCTGGCAAATTAGCAGTCCAAGCAGTACCGCTAGTTTCAATCGCACAGTCGTGAACCCAAAGGTTATGGGCAGAACCAGACAGATACAAAAGACCATTGTCAATTGTTCCAGCTGAACCTGTTCCACAAGTTCCATGCAGTCTAAAACCAGCGATTTCACAACCCTCAGCGGTGACGTGAATAATCTCGTCTTCGGTGCTATCAGTTGCGAAACCAGTAAGCTCATTGGTATAACCGTAAGTCGCCTTCGTATAACCAACACTGATAAGGTGAACTCGTGCTTTGTTCATATCAACAGCTGAAGTCAAAGCCCAAACAGCATTACTAGCCTTTGGACAAACCATCACGTAATCGTTCTGGTCGTCTGTACACTTGTCAATAGCGCCTTGAATGGTATCAGAGAAATTTTCTTTCCCCACCGCATCTTTAAAGGAAATATAATCCGCATCAGATGGGTCTTTAACCCAATAAACATTACCACTGGTTACAATTCCAGCGTTCCTGATTTCTGAAACAGGGTCAATTTTCCCTCCAAATGCCATGAAAGGATAAGTATCTTTAAATGCCATAATTATTTCTTCACCTCCTTCAAACGTTTCTTCATATATCTAATCATTAGTATTCTTTCTCTGGGCGAAATGCCCGCTATGTCGCAAAGTCTTTTAAACGACAACCGAGACCTTCTTCTTTTTTTACTATTGCGTCCTGACATTTACAGCGTTTTGCAACTTTGCCATTATTCTTTCTCCTCTTAATTTGGCCGTCCAACGCTTACCTAAATATCTCATAATCGGCGTGCTTGACTGACCACCATGCTGACTTCTAAAATAATAGCCAACAGCATCAATTCTTTCCCCCAGCTTTTCTTTGTATGCCCTTACTCTCCTTTTTCTTATTGTCTCGTTCTTTCTAATCGTTCCATCAATAATTGCCTTGTTTCGCTTTGCATTAAAATTCGGGTCTTCAGCCACATGATATTTATTGAAAAACATCAAGTTTTTTGCCCATTCACTGTCTGATAGTTTCATGGTGGGGATGAAAAGAGTCGAACTTTTCCAAACCCTGTCCCCAAATGTTGATTTGGTTTAAGGTGTTTGCTTAGCTTATTTGTTCGCTAAACATTTCCTCTCATAGGTGCCAAATCAACCAAAACACACCTTAATCTTCCTTTTGCGCCAGCCTTCCATTAGCCGCTGGACACAGACAAAGTAGGTTCAAGAACCAGTGAATAATTGCCTGGTATTGGAGTTTGTTAGCGAGTCTCAAAAGATTACCACCTGGCTCTTCCATCCAGTCAATGTCAGAAATCTGACAAATAGTCCAGGTATCGAGGTTCAAAATTAAACACTCTCCATCTGGGACATCGTAATCCAAGAAAACACCAACTCGTCCTGCTCCAGCTGCAAATTCCAGACCAGTCCAGCCACCGAGTAAATCGGTTTCATTAACAGTCCTCCTCATAGCGGTGAGGATATCACCGTATTTCTTATAAAGACTCTTGTTAACAAAAATAGCATAGCGGTCACCAGTAAACCCATACTCCCTAGCAGCAAGATACTTGTCTTCCATCCTACCTAGAGTCAAAGCTTCAGAAGTACTACCGAACTGGGGTGTCCAGCCAGCAGTAGTTCGAGCCACTCCCGCATAAGTAGAAGTACCAGTACTTGAACTAAGAGCCGCACGAACACCCTGAATTTCAGAAGTTCCTGCCCCCTCGTTATTGCCGTCCTGAAGGAAAATAGCATTACTAGCGGCAATTGCAGGGCTACCACTTAAACTAATGGACGTTCCCGTTACCGTCCCAACCGTTCCATCCGCAGCACCTCCCGTTCCAAGACCAACAATATTGCCAACAGCAAGATACTTGTTCAAAGCAATATCGCCATTAACGGTTCCATACCAGTCGGTTGACCGTCCATCGTCAAGGTTTGCATCAGGAGCTCGAAGTGAAGCGATTGATGTTGCAACTGAGCCTAAAACCTGACCAACAACTCCTACGCCATCGCTGTAAAACTGTCTGTTAAGGCTTCTCTTAAAGTCGTTAACCAAAGCGTCTGCCTGAAAGGTCAGCATATTTTCTACTGCACCTTTGGTGGTTTTGGTCGCATCGATAGCCACTTTGGAAATATCGAACGCACCAGTAACAATCTTATACCCGATATTTGCCTGTCCAATTGTTGACTTAGAACGAACAACATCGTTGCCGTCATCCGCCAAGTTAACCACACCGCCATGACGACCAGAACGAATAGAAGCATAGAATTTATCATTCATAAAGGTAACTCCTGCATTCCTTTTCACCTGGTCAAGCATAATGGATTCTTTTGGCAGGTTATCCCGAATATAAGGCATAATGACTTTCTGCAAAGCATTAGAGACATCAGAAATCAATACAGCCATATTAAATTTTCACCTCCTTTCAAAGTTTTACTAATTTATAACCTCAAACCTATTGCCCCAAAGCCTCTTTCAACTGTTCCCCAAGATTATCCCTAGTTATCTTCACTGGCTTTGGTTCTTTCCCTCCAGCGGTTGAGGATTCTTCAGTTACCAACCCCGTTCCTTTCTTTTTTGCCAATTCTTCCTCTTTCCATTTGTCAATCTGGGGTTCAAACTTGTCTTTAAGAGCTTTTTCAGGACTCCTAATCCCCGTTTCAGCCATGTGTTCCAAAAGTTCTTTAACGTTAGTTTTAAAACCATACTTTTCGTTCGCTTCAAGAACCGTATCCTCCGTATCCTCTGTTAGCCTTTCGGCTGCCCGCCTTTGGGCATACATCTTGTCAAAATCATCGTCTAGAACTAAGCCTAACTTTCTTGCCTCATCCCGATATATAGTTCTCTGTTCGTCAGGAGAAAGTTCCTTACCCTCAGCTACCTTAGCTTGGGTTGCTTCTTCCTCTCTCTTGTTTATTTGTCCTTCTAATTCCTTGAGCTTTTGGCTTTTGGTTGTAAACTCAGGCCAAATTCTGTCAATTTTCGTATCGAATTTTTCCTCAGCTTCTACCCCAATTTTTCCGAGTTTAACCAATCGGTCAAGCTCTTCTTGCGTGTACTCCTCTTCTCCAACCTTAATTCTCTCCTCAGCCTTTTCTTCCTCAGCTTCGCCTTCTTCTTTCTCCTCGACTTTTTCTTCCACATTTTCTTCTAAAAATTCATCTTTATCAGCCATTTTCACCTCCTTTCTGTTCCAATTAGGACAGTAAACTCGGCCATTCCAACAAAAAAAGGCCGACTTCTCGGTCTTCTTATTCACCAAATGTGGCGGCTTTTTTTATCCGCTGATTAGATATTAACAGGTTTTTCTTTGTTTGTCAACTATCCTTGCCCAACTCCTAATAATGTTTTCCAACCAACTATTGATGGGCCTGCTGGTGGTGCTGCTGCTTCATAGGTGCAGTAGATGGAGAATTCACGGTCGAAAACTCCTGTTGACCAACTAATAGGAGATGGCCACTCATCTTCCCAAGTGCTTTTAACCTGTTTATAATTTCCAGAGTCGGTATCATCAGAATAAAGTACCATCGCATTGTTAACTCGGAAAACTAAAAAATAATCTATTGCTTCAATCGTCGGAGGTGAATCAAAATTCACTGTCTTGGAACTTGCCGTAGCTTCAGCCACTCCATATTCAGTTCCCTCTACTAATGTGCTATCGCTTGCCTTATAAAGAGCCAACTTAAAGCGGTCACCACTATCTTTTACTTTTGCAGTCATACTAACTCCCGTTCCAGAAACTCCTGTATAGGCTTTATTAGTACGATATATATAGTCAGCGCTACATGAAAACGAAGTCGCCCCAGCCCCTTCATACCCAAAAGTCGTTCCCTTACTACTTATCGGATAAACTGCTTTATCTAAAAACTCCTGTGGTATAGTTATGGTTAAAATCCCATTTTCTATATTTAATTCTTCCCAGTCCCATTTTCCTTCTGCGTCTGTTATTTTCGGTCTGAAGATATGCCCAAACTTGCCTAC